CCGATACGGTGCGTACTGTCGCAACGACGTGGATTTGACACACACCTTGTTTAGTATTCTGATGGAGTCGTTTCCTAAGAAAGAACTTAAAGTTATCGATACAACTCTAAAGATGTTTGTAGAGCCAGAGCTGGAGTTGGACACGGCAATGCTGGAGCAGCATCTTATAGACGTGAAGACCAAGAAAGAAAAGCTTCTGGCGGCAGCGGCAGCGGACAAGGACACGTTGATGTCGAACGACAAGTTCGCGGAGTTGCTTATCAGTCTGAAGGTGGAGCCGCCCCGCAAGATAAGTGCGCGGACAGGCAAGGAAGCGTGGGCGTTTGCCAAGACAGACGAAGAATTCAAGGCGCTTACAGAACACCCCGACCCACGGGTGCAAGCACTGGTGGCTGCACGGCTTGGCACCAAAACCACTTTAGAAGAAACCCGCACCCAGAGGTTTATTGATATTTCCAATCGGGGCAAGCTGCCTGTACCCATCAAGTATTACGCAGCGCATACCGGACGGTGGGGAGGGGATGACAAGATCAACCTTCAGAACTTGCCAAGCCGAGGGCAGAACGCAGGTAAGTTGAAGTCATCGATCAAGCCGCCAGAAGGTTACGTCATTATCGACTCGGACTCATCGCAGATTGAAGCGCGGACAGTTGCGTGGCTGGCAGGGCAAGCTGATTTGGTGGAGGCGTTCGACAAGGGTGAGGACGTGTACAAGCTCATGGCATCTGCTATCTACGGCAAAGAAGTTGATGACATCACTAAAGAAGAACGGTTCGTGGGGAAGACTACGATTCTCGGTGCGGGTTACGGTATGGGCGCGGAGAAGTTCCAGAACCAGCTAAAAATCTTTGGTGTGGACGTATCGCTGGAGGAGTGCAAGCGCATCATCATGGTCTACCGTCAGGCCTACGCCAAGATTCCAGCGCTGTGGCGGGAAGCTCATAATTGTTTAAGCGCAATCATCAGTGGTAGTGGTGCGACATTTGGTGCAGTGAATGCCGTACAGTTCGACGCATCCGAGCGCGGGTTCCTATTACCAAGCGGGCTATGGCAGCGGTACGAAGGGCTGGAGAAAGTGTACGACCCAGAAGGTAAGGAGCAATACCAGTACAAGACCCGCAAGGGGTTTGTGAAAATTTATGGTGGTAAGGTGGTCGAGAACATCTGCCAAGCTGTTGCTAGGTGTGTAATTGCAGAGCAGATGATTAAGATCGCCAAGAAATACCGAGTGGTACTCACCGTACATGATGCTGTGGCGTGTATCGCACCGTTGGAAGAGGCTGGTGAGGCTAAAAATTATATAGAAACTTGTATGCGATGGCGTCCCGAGTGGGCTGCCACGCTTCCCTTGAATTGTGAAGCTGGAGTCGGAGATAACTATGGGGCAGTCTAAAGTTGCTTGGTCTTACTCGTCGCTTGATATGTTCAAGCTTTGTCCACACAAATACTATCGACTGAAGGTTAAGAAGGATGTGATCGACCCCCCGCAGGAACACCTGCGATTTGGGCTGAACGTACACAAAGCAGCAGAAGATTTCATCAAGGAGGGCAAGCCCATCCCCCCGCAGTACAGCGCTATGCTGGAGCCGCTAAAACGGCTGCGCGATATGGAAGGCGAGAAGTTGTGTGAGCAACGCTTTGGATTGACCCGGGACCTGAAGCCCTGCAAGTTCGGAGCAAAAGAAGTTTGGTGGAGAGGAATCGCTGATCTGATCGTGCTACGTGAGGACAAAGCCTACATAGTGGATTACAAAACAAGCAAGTCCTCCAAGTATGCCGACACCAAACAGTTGGAAATACTGTCGCTGGCTTTGTTCAAGCACTACCCGCAGGTCAGGAAGATTAAGGCAGGGCTGTTGTTCGTGGTAGCAAATGATTTTGTGACAACAGAATATGAAAAAGACAACGCTGGAACTTACTGGACTAGGTGGATCGAGGATGTTAATCGGTTGGAAAAGGCCGTAGAATTAAATGTGTGGAATCCACGCCCCAACTTCACCTGCGGACAGTGGTGCCCAGTTAAGGATTGCATACATAACGGTAAAGGAGAGTACCGATGAGCAACGATTTGACAATCCGTTTGAGTGACCTTCCACCAGAAGAGGGTGGCCCTGCTTTCATGGACGTGGGGTACTTCACCGATCAGGATAGTGGCAACAGTGCGCAGACGATGATCACCCTGTCTGATGTTGGCGGCGCTATCATAAACTTGTATATCAAAAATAAATACAACGCCGAAGAGATAGTTAAAATTGAGAGCGTAGACACCATTACTGTTGAGTTCTACGGAAGTGCTGAACGCGACGATTTTTTACGTGGGCTGCAAATGATTTTAGCCGCAGAGAAAATCACAGATATTCTTACGTAACGAGGTTAGCATGCCGTACAAAAATAAAGAGGATCGCAACTACAAAAGTGAATACGCCAAGTATCAGGGAACCGAAGAACAGAAAAACAATCGGGTCGAGCGTAACGCTGCACGTAGGAAGTTGTTAAAAGATGGTAAGGTCAGTAAGGGTGATGGCAAAGATGTGTCGCACCGCAAAGCCATCGATAAAGGGGGTTCCACAAAAGATGGAGTCCGTGTAGAATCAAAGACAGCAAATAGATCGTTTCGTCGAGACAGTAAAGGAAACCTAGTTTCCGAGAAGAGCAAGCGCGAAGCGAAGAAGTAAGTAGTTTACAAAGTAAGGTTTTTAGTAGGCCGCGAGTGGAAATACCACTTTCGGCCTATCAGTGTCTGGAGAGAGAGTGCAAATCATCGACGACAGAGCGCTGTTGCTGCGGGTAAAAGAGCCTAACCGCATCACGACAGTCATACCAAAAGCAAAAATCCTCAACACAGGTGAGGTGCTTGTGAAGTGGGGTTTGGAAGAGGCGATGGTTCTTAAGAACCTGCGCATCAAAAACGTACCATCCCCAATCAAAAACAAGTATTCGTGGCCGGGGTTGTATAAGCCGTTCGATCATCAAAAAGAAACGGCATCGTTCCTGACCCTGCACAAACGGGCGTTCTGTTTTAATGAGCAGGGTACTGGCAAAACATCGAGTGTGATATGGGCTACAGACTACCTGCTAAACGAGGGAGTCATCAAGCGGGTGCTGGTGCTGTGTCCGCTATCCATTATGCAGTCGGCGTGGGAGACAGACTTATTTAAGTTTGCCATGCACCGCACCTGCGCTATCGCGCACAGCTATTCCAAAGAGAAACGTGTTGCTGCTATCAACAGCGAAGCTGAGTTTGTGATCATCAACTACGATGGGTTGGAGATCGTCAAGGAAGAAGTTGCTGCGGCTAACTTTGATTTGATTGTGATAGATGAGGCTAACGCCTACAAAAATGTTCAGACGAAACGTTGGAAAACATTGGCGTCAATCATCAAACCATCAACATGGGTATGGATGCTGACCGGAACCCCTGCGTCGCAGTCCCCAACAGATGCCTACGGACTTGCCAAGATCATCAACCCAAGCGGAGTGCCTAAGTTTCAGGGTGCCTTCCGCGACATGGTAATGCAGCGCATTACACAATTTAAGTGGATACCCAAGCCACGCTCAGAGAAGATAGTGCATGAGGTTCTGCAACCTGCTATCCGGTTCACCAAAGCAGAGTGCCTCGACCTGCCGGACATGACCTACGTAACTCGGGACGTGCCGCTATCTGAGCAACAGAAAAAATTTTACGAGCTAATCAGAAGAGACATGATGACGGTCGCCGCAGGGGAAGAGATCACTACGATAAATGCGGCGGCTAATTTAAACAAGTTGCTACAGCTATCTTGTGGTGCTGTTTACGCGGACACTGGAGAGGTCGTAGCATTTGATGCCAAGACTAGGATGGCTGCGCTGCTGGAGGTCATCGAAGAAGCTAGTCACAAAGTTATCGTCTTTGCGCCATTCAAACATGCTATTGATATTGTTTCCGAAGAGCTGAAGAAAAACGGTATTACCACAGAAGTAATCCACGGTGGTATCAGCGCAACGAAACGCACTGAGATATTCGCTAGTTTTCAAACGGAGACAAACCCACAAGTGTTGGTCATCCAGCCACAAGCTGCTGCGCATGGTGTAACGCTACATGCTGCGAACGTCGTAGTGTGGTGGGGTCCGATTACATCTATCGAAACTTATTTACAGGCGAACGCTAGAGTGCACCGGGCCGGGCAACGCAACCCATGCACAGTGGTACATCTTCAGGGAAGTCCGGTTGAACATCGAATTTATAAGATGCTATCGGAGAAGGTGGACATACATGCAAAGCTGATTGATCTCTATAAAAATGTGATGCAAGACACTTGACAAAGTAAAGTAGCACTACCATAATTGATCTACCTTTTACAAACGAAGGAGAGTGCAATGACTGACCCCATCAATGCCGATAGGCTTACAAAAGTCTACGTCAAGATACGAGAGAAGCGTAGAGAACTCGCCAAGCAAGATAAAGAACTCGAAGAGCAACTAGAAGCTGTCGCTACGCAGTTGCTTGAGATTTGCAAAGAGCAAGGCGCTGCAACTATACGCACTCAGCACGGTACTATTTCACGAAGAACTAATAAACGATTCTGGCCTACAGATTGGGATACGTTTTATAAGTTCATCAAAGATCAAGATGCTATGTCGTTGCTCTATCAACGCATCAACACAGCTAACATGGAGCAGTTTCTTGAAGAAAACCCCGATCTACATCCGCCGGGGTTGAACGCGGATGTATCACAATCAATTGTCATTATCAAACGCTAGGAGAGTGCAAATGAGCAACGAACTCGCAGTATTTGACCAAGGGCTTCCGTCTTACCTGAAGAACGCGGAGCTTGATGCAACCACTAAAGCTTTGATGGGCGGCGGTGGCGGCGAATCAAAACGTATTTCCATCAAGGGTGGTGTATGGCGCATGATGGTAAATGGTAAGGAAGTAGCTAAGAACGAAGATCGCTCGATGAATGTTGTGATCGTCGCGGCGGCAGAGAAAGTATCAAGGACGTTTTATGCAAAACAATTTTCAGAAGGCGGCGAAGTTAGTGCCCCCGACTGTTGGTCAGCGGACGGAGAAATACCAGACGCAAAAGCCAAAGAACCACAAGCCAAACGATGTATCGAATGCCCCCAAAATGTTAGAGGCTCGGGACAGGGTGAAAGCCGTGCTTGCCGTTACAGTCAACGCTTGGCTGTAGTACTAGCGAATGATGTGAGGGGCGATATATTCCAACTGACTCTACCTGCTGCATCTATCTTTGGTAGCGGTGAAGCTGGCAAGTGGCCTCTGCAAACTTACGCCAAGATGATTGGCAGTAAGGGTGTACCCATCACCGCAGTTGTCACCGAGATGCGCTTTGATACTGATAGCGCTACACCGAAGCTGACGTTCAAGCCAGTACGTGTACTGGAACCGCAGGAGCATGAGGCTGCAATCGCACAGGGTAAAACCCCCGCTGCACAACGTGCAATCACCATGACTGTTGCCGAAGCGGATGGCGTCAAGGTTGCAGAAGCTGCTGCCGTTGAGTTTGAGACGGTGAAGCCAAAAGCTGCACCTGTTGAAGTTGTAGTAGAAGAAGAACCTGTAAAACGCACGGCTAAGAAAGAAGAAGCACCAGCCGATAAGAAAGACCTGTCCAAAATCCTCGACGAATGGGACGACTAATATGCCGACCGGATACTCACTGCTGACCGTAGAAGAGATTCGAAGAGCTGACCAGAGACTACTTGGAGTGCAACTCGCACAGATTTGTCTTAGAGACGACATACCTGTTACCGATGTTGCCGAATTCTTTAGCGTCAGTCGCATGACCGTTTACAACTGGTTTAAAGGTAGAGCGGTTGTGTCAGGCAAACATGCGGATCGCATGAAGAAGCTAATAACAAAATTAGCTTAATTGGTTGTAGGGGGGCTAGGTTAGCTACCGAATAGGGCGTTGCCGTCACGCCCCTGCCCTTCCTCTTTTGACGGTTCGTTGAGGACGGCTATGCTTTCACGCAAAGAATTTTTTGCACTGGTGTTACCACCTCTGGAAGAAGGTGAGCACTACTGCAACTGGGGTAATAGAAGAGATTATGTAGAAGAAGACGGAGAACTCAAACCCAAAGATGTTGTTCGTCAACGATTCGCAAGTAGTATCGACGTTCTCAGCACTCAAGCTGACGCGTTTCAAGCGGACGGGTTCAATGCTTTCTTTGGGCTGGCGAAGTTTGGTGCGGTAAAAAACGGTCGATATGCGGTCAATGCGATTGCGCTCAAGTCATTTTTCTTAGACCTTGATTGTGGTGAGGGGAAGCCCTACGCCACGTTAGATGCTGGGCTAGTAGCGCTCAAGAACTTTTGCAAAACCACTGGGCTACCGAAGCCGACGATTCTTAGGTCTGGGCGCGGTGCGCACGTGTACTGGATTCTCGAAGAGCCTCTCGCCAGAGAGGAGTGGAAGCCATTTGCCGAGCAGCTCAAGACCCTTTGCAGTACACACAAGTTTGATATTGACTATGCTGTGCCAGCAGATGCGGCACGGGTACTGCGCGTTCCTGAAACCAATCACCTGAAAGACCCGACCAACCCGATACCGGTCGAGATTCTGTATTTGGCACCGCTGGTTCCGAACGAGCGCATAAAAGAACTGTTAGCGCCATCGGAAGCCATACTAGATACCGTTGCCAAAGAGTTTGGTAAGCGCCCCCTTGATGCAACGACCCTAGCTTTGATCGGCGCGAGTCAGTCACGCTTCAAGACAATCCTGATCAAGTCGGTTGAGGGTAACGGCTGCGCACAGATTGTCAACATCTACGACAACCAAGCCACAATTGAAGAGCCGTTGTGGAGAGCCGGTCTGTCCATTGCCCAACAGTGCATAGACCGTGACAAAGCAATACACGTTATCAGCAAGGGGTATCCGGGGTATTCGTTTGAGAACACTGAGAAGAAAGCTAACGAGACGAAAGGTCCGTACACCTGCGAGACATTCAAAAAGTTAAATCCAGTTGGGTGTGAGGGGTGTACGTTAAAGATCACCTCACCGATTCAGCTTGGCAAAGAGATCGTAGAAGCAACAGAAGAGCAAAGCACCGTCATTGGTATCGAGGCGCAGACTAAAGAGGCTAAGGAATACGTCATCCCGAAACTGCCATTCCCATTTTTCCGTGGCAAGAATGGTGGTGTGTTCGTCCATACCAAAGACAAGGACGGTAACGACATAGATGAAGTTGTTTACCCATACGACTTTTACGTAGTTAAGCGGATGACCGACCCTGATGTGGGGGAGACTTTGCTGCTACGCCTTCACCTGCCAAAAGACGGGGTGCGCGAGTTCATCATGCCTTTGGCTTCGGCACTGGCTAAAGATAAGTTCAGAGAGATCATCGCATCGCATGGCATCGCTGCGCTTAGTAAGCAGCAAGATACGCTCATGTGGTACGTGACGAAATGGGTAGAGGAGTTGCAAATGAAGATGGGCGCGGAGAAAGCACACAAACAGTTTGGCTGGACGGAAGATCAGTCTGCAATCATCGTAGGCGACAGAGAGATCAAAGCAACGGAAGTAAGTTACAGCCCTCCATCTGCACCGACCCTACCACTGGTGCCGTTGTTCACACCCAAAGGTGACTTTCATGTTTGGAAAGATGTGATCAACGCGTACGGCAGACCGGGGATGGA